CCCAGGCTGCGTCCTTCATGGAGGTGTACCGAATGATGTACTGGAGCTCACTGTTGGTCGGGTTCTGCTTCATGAGCTGCTCCCAGGCTGCGTCCTTCATGTTATCAGAGGAGAATACATCCTCGATAATGTTGATTAAATAACTGTTTGTTTTGTTTGAAAGATCCATTGGAAATTTTTGATGAGATGAATAATTATTGTTTTACTTCTTCGATTATTACAATCGTCTGGCCGTTGATGGTATCTACTGTGACATTTACTTTCATTGGCTGTAGATTTAAGTTGTTTGGTAGGATTTCAGGATCGGCGCCAGACGTTCTGCATTAGCTGATATCGATAGCGCTGCGATCATCGGGCTTTCAGGATTGAGCCGGTGTGCGGCATCCCAAAGAACGGTAAGTGCTTTATCCTGGATATCCAGATCCTTGTAGAGTTTTGCCTGCTTCTGCAGCGCTTCCTCTACGGCTTCGTGCTTGCCATTGTCTTCGTCAGACATCTGGCCCACGTTTTCCCACATTTCTGCGACCTGTTGGTCGACTTCTGATTTTACTAAAAGGCGTTTCATTTGTTAGATTTTATACTTTGAAGAAAAATTTTTTCAACTGGGAATCGATCGCCGTTCTTACCTTCTACAATCATCACATTATGGCAGTCGGATATCTCTTTTACCTTTTCTCCTTTCCGACCGTAGACAACTTGCTTATCCTTTTTATTTCGGAAGCAACTGATCTGGTCGGAAAGAAGTATGTATTCATTTACGGTCATGCGGCGGCCGGTTTAAAGAATGCCTGGAATCGAACAGTTTCGGAGTATTCGGGTGATTTTATAAGCCCATCACCTCTACCGGCCAATGACTCTGCTCCGGTTTCATCAAGCACTACCCGGCTGTCAGATTCTTTGGGAACTCTGAAGCATATCTGCACGGGGAAATTCACCTTCGCATCACCTGTAATGACTTTGACAGATGCCCGCTGAGTAGCCGCCATTATCCTGAAACCTGATGAGCGGCCTTTTTGTAATAGGATGCGCAAATTGTCTTCGAGCGATTTATATCCGCTCAATTCCTTTCCTTTGGCAGATTGCGCCACGGCATCGGCAAATTCATCAAACACAACAAGTGTATTTGTCTTTTTACCGGACCTTACCAGGGCATTCATTTGCTCAACCAACATGAGCATCTTTAACTCGATGTCATCAATGTCGTTGGATACGGAAACTCCTAAGCGGCGGCTATAATCCGTAAACTCATATTTCGGATCAAGTATTACCACTTCATCCACACCTGCCAGTAGAGCGTATTCTATGGTATTTACTACAAGTACGCTTTTGCCGCTGCCGGTTGCACCACACACAAGCACATGAGGTGTTGAATGGTTAGCTAAATCCCAAACAATGGTATTGCCGAAGTTATCCTTACCGAGCGGCAGCCTTTTTCCCTGCAATGCGCTTGCATCAAATAATAAGTCCGATTCGCGCTTTTTTGCAAAGTCTACGGACACATAAGATTTGCCCTGGTACACTACAAGGTTTTCAGAAAACCTTACGCTCGAAACATCAAGAGCATTGGCGATATCAAGCCGATGGGAGTACATGGACGCTATTTTCACTCCAGCTGATATTTCGAGCAAAAAGGTGTCGCTGGAATAACCTTCTAATTTGTGAGCTACTTTCACCATTATGCCGAAGCTGCGCAATATGTGTTCTATTTTTTCTGCCTGTGTCATGTTAGTATGGCTTAGATCGTAAGAGATAAAGGATGCTGCGTTTTCTTTGAAGTGCTTTATTACTGCAGGAGTTATCATTTTGCTGGAGGCATCCCGTATTTTCTTTAGCCGTTTCCCTACCAGTTCACGTTTGCTTTCATCGATGTTGAAGTCATCAACTTCGCTTATCTGTGTCCGGCACCAGAAATCATACATTTCGGCCCGATCGATGAAGTTGTCATTGTCATTTATTATATACACATAGTCCGGGTCATTGACTGCGGAGATCATTTTGCGCAAAGGCTCGTACAGAAGCGCCTCATACAACTTGCGGGTATCACCGTCTATTTCCACCTTGAACTTCCGAAGCTGAGCTGTCTTGTCTTTATTTTGGCTGATCTTGTTTTCTATAAACCAAACCTCATCAACCTCGCAACCGGTTTTTGACTCAAAACATTTAATGTAAGTGATTGCCTGAATGCCTATTGATAACCCTATTGCATCATCGTCAGTATATGTGGCTTTGCTCTTGTGGTCAATGATGGCAATTTTACCGGATTTGGTCTTTACGATGAGATCGGCCAGTGCGTGGCACGGCAGCGGTATATCTACGCCGTTGAGCGTTATAAACTCCTCAAGACGTAACTCTACATCTATAACTTCAGCAATATCATCTGTGTAAGTACCTATTTCCCCGATAAAGTTTTTGATCAGAGAATTTGCAACGGTTGTGGCTTTTGTCCGGCATTCCTCAACGGTTGGCGTAGTCTTTTGTAACTTCCACCAGTTGCTTTTAAATTCATCAATGTAGTTGAACGCAATAGTTTCCATATCCACTATTTCCAGTGTCTTGCCTTCTTTCATCCATTTGAAATACATCTGTAACGCCTCGTGGTATGCCTGCCCGGCAACTGTGGTGGCGGAGGACTTGCCTTTCATGCCGAATATGTAAGACATTTCAAACGCCTTTTCATTCCTGGCGAACGTCGTTACCCGTGAGTAACTCCAGCTATTGACAAGGAACCTGCTTAATAGCTCCTCCATTTGCTCCGGTGGTAAATCTCTGTATTGATGGCTCATGTTATGCGAGGTTTAATTTTTGTTGACCTTCATTAGCTTGTTTTACTTTCTCCTTTTCTTCACCAACCCTTTCTTCGTCCGTTTTATCGGCCTCTTGCCGCTGTAGTTCATACTCCAGAGCTGCCTCTTTGCACATATCTTTATGCGACTCCAGAACTTTCTTTAAATGTTTCGGAACTCTGTTCCACACATTAATTAAAGCCTCCATACCGCTTTCGCAAGACATCTGCATTTCAGATTTTAGCAGTGTTATTTTGGGATCTTCTCTTTCACCCTCGTTGAGCCACTCGCGAATAAGTTGGCCAGTTTTTATGCCTATATACGCCTTACCATCACCAAATGCGGGGATAAGGAATGAAGGCATTTTTAAGAAAGTCTGTCGCTTTCCGGAGTCTTCCATCAAGAGCGATGCGGTAAGCTCAAACATGAAGTTCTTTTCCTGTATCGGCTGCAGGCCCTGCGGTATGAATTCATCTTTTCCGTTTACTTTTTCGATCTTCACTTTATCGCGGGCACGGAGGCAACAGATAATATCCATGTTGCATTGAAGGAGCGTATTCATAAATCGCTTATGCTCTCGCTTTGCCTGGGCCCAGTTCGCGACCTTACGCGGTGAGCCATCCGCTTTTGGCGCATTGGCTATGTCATCACAGCCCCCTTCGCCCTCCCACTCATGGGAAACAGAGTCAATAACCAGAACCTTTACACCTGCATTCTGGAATTCCTTTATTGCCTCTGAATAGCGATTGGGAGAGAATGGAGGTAAGAGATCGGCTATTAAAAAAGGGCCGTCCAGTATATCTGCATAAAGTGATCCGCGCTTATTTTCGGCATCCAGTACGCCTATTTCCGATGGCTTAGAAACCATCCCGCGTGCAATTTGTAACGCTGTAAATGTTTTCCCTGAACCAGACACGCCAGCAATGCCTATAATAGCTTTGCTTTCCCCGCGTTTTGCTGGCCTGATATTGAGTATCGACATTTTCTAAAATTTAGTGGTTAAGAATTATTGTGCTTTTTACTTTCTTCGACAATCGCTGTATAAAGGCAGTCGGTTTCTATTTCTATGGCTATGTTCTCAAGCCAGTATTGATACCTGCAGCTGCCTCCCGCCGCCTGGTACTTACGGTACTCTTCGATCTTATCCATGATTAAGAAACCCGTTTTTATAAGCACCCTCAACAGCTTCCCGGGATTCATTCATGATCCTGGAGAACTGGCCGGTATGGTTAAGGTTTTCGTTATTGCGAACTATAAAAAGCAGTTCATTTGTTGCGTCAACAAGAAGGTGCACCATGTTCTGGGAGTTGGAGGCTTCAAACTGATGAAGTGCTTTTTCCATTTCACATTTCAGATCCCATATAGACGCCGCCTGTGAGCTGTATCCCATCAGCAGATCGCTGTCCGTATGTTTCGTCTTTTCTTCCTCGAGCTGGGCATGTGTCGCGCGGAACTCGGCAATCTTGTTTTTCAGGTATTGTATGTATTCCATTTTGAACGTCTTTGATATTTTGAAGAAATGTTATGAGGAGTTCGTGCTTATACTGTCTTCTTGTCTTTTTCATTGCAGATCAGGTAAATGATGAACAATATGGCCAGGACCACGGCGCTTCCCGACTGGACAGGATGGCTACAGATTAAGTGTACCATGGCTACGCAGTTTTAAGTGATCCGGATTGAAAGAAAAGATGATTACGGTTTTCGCGCTTGTTGATGATGAGCTGACAGTATTCCATTATACTGTCGGCATCGAGCGTATCCAGGTACTGGGCGAAAGAGAGGAAGTGCCCTTCTTCGTGTGTAGTGCTGACGAACACTCTTCCTGAATCATCAGCGAGCAGATCCTTCAGCTCGGCAAATGTTACGGTCTTAACGAGGTAGTCTGGCTCTATCTGTATAGACGCTCCGGGTGTGTAGCAGGAGCAAACAAAGCGGCCATCCTGCTGTGGGTTGTAAAAATCAACCACGATTTTTGAAGTTGGGTAATCATTATTACCTTTGTGCATAACATTTGAGCATTTAAGTGTTAAGAAATCAGGCAGCTGTTCCACCAACTGCTTTTTTATTTAGTAAGCTCTTTCCTTAATCTTTTTTTCTGGTACGTGCTCGAAGCCATTGCTGCGATCTCTGGATCTATCTTCTTGCCCCTTAGGGGAGTTACTGACCGCCCACCGGCCAGTAACTCTTTGCGCAGCATTGCAGCATTTTTAAGTATCTCTTTCGCTTGGACGGCCATGCTACTAGCGTGAGCCTCCATCTGTAATATCATTTCCAGCATTGCGATATATTTTGCTCTGCGTTTTCAATTTGTGCTTTCAGTGCCCGGTTGCCGCTCATTATCTTGTCTAGGGTCTTTACACTCTTGGTAACGATTGTCTTGTCATTATATCCCAGCAGTATCATTATCTGGCGGCGGGGTAGGGCGGTGTATTTTGTAAGTAGGTAACATGCAATCTGCTTTGCTTGCACTACTTCTATATTGCTTCTGCGCATTTGTTTACTGGTTAAAATTTCCTTTGAAACACCGAATTCGCCAGTAATGAGATCAATGAGGTAAGCGCCTTTTGCGTATTGGTGTAACCACTCGCAGAATGTAAAAGGCGTTGCATCATTCATTTGTTAAAGTGTGTGTTGATTGAGTTATTATATATGTGTCTGTTAAAAACTTCGTATTACGGATTACTTGGCACTGTTAATGATTATGCAGCAGATGTAAGAGACTGCTCTCTCTTGTTAACTATCTCTCGGCCTATGTCCAATATTTTTTTACCCGTGTTGAAGTCGCGCGGCGATTCTCCAGCGAACGTATACCTGCGGACAGTGCGAGATGTAACCTTTGCTTTCTTGGCTATTATTTCCAGGTCGGACGGGATGAGCTGCTGTGTCAGTTCCTTTAAAGACGCCTCCAAAAGAGCTACTGCTTTAGGCTTTTGGTTTTCAGAATTTGTTTGCATATATTGCCGTTTGTTGTCTTTTAGAATTCCTTATTATTTCGTTTTCATGTCAAAAATACGAACTAATTCGGAATTACAAAATTATTTTGCGATAAAATTAGTAAAATGGATTTAAAAACATTTTTGACAAATTATAGAAATGGCGTAAGAGCCGCTACTGGGAAGCTTCTTAGTAGAAGAGAGGTAGTAGTAAATATTTTTGGCAAAGAAGGTGTAAGTGACGAGGAAATAGGTAAAATAGAGAAAAAATACGAAAAGTGGGAGGTCGGAAAAGCTAAGCCGAAGGATGACTCCGATAGAAATGCCATTAAATCATTCTTTGGAATAGTTGATTTAGAAAATATTTCCGAAGATGTTCTAAATTCTGCGTTAACGAGGTCTGGCAACCCAAATAAAAAACGCATACCAATGATAGGAGAGGCTGTGGCAGGAACCGAGATGCAGTTAAATGTTGGTGATCAAAGTCACAATCTGGATGAATATATTGATGTGGGAGATATGCTTCGTGATAGTGAAGCTGCGTTTACAGTGTATGGTAATAGCATGACGCCTGCGTACCCATCAGGTTGCCTGCTAGGAATTAGAAGAAATTTAGATACTTTTATCCAGCCAGGTGAAACATACTTATTACTCACCAAAAGCAATAGGGTATTTAAACGCCTATTCTATACTGATGATAAGGCTGGCTTCCTTTGTTACAGCGATAATACAATGAAATACGACACTGGACCTTTGGCGGGAAAGTATGCCTACCCACCGTTTGAGGTACCATTAAGCGAGGTGATCAGCGTTTTCGATGTAACTGGAATGATAAAGAGAAACAGAAATTCGGGAATAATTAATCGTCAAAAATAATTAAATAGATAATTTTAAGCCATGAAATACGTCTTAGCAATACTAATTGCACTTACATTATTATCTACACGGCATTGTGGTGCTCAGGATCTATACGGAATTGATACTGCAAAATATAGGAAATTGCGCACTCATGTTCATGACATAAGGGTTTCTATGTATTACGCAGGAGAAGAATTAAATAAATACACCAACAACTTTTATATTGGCGCGGGGTTACAAATAGGTGGAGCTGCTTTAATTGGCGCGGGAGCAGCCGGACAAATTACACCTGCCATTTACTTGGGTGGTCTTATTATGTTGATTGGGACCGGAGTTGAGCTTATATCACATAATCATATTCATTTTGCTGGAATGGAATTACAGGCCGCAGGCCTTGCAATACCTATTGATTAATAAAAACGCTATAAAAAAATAGTTATGAAATACACATTAACAATACTGTCGCTGATCATAAGCGCATGTACGTTCGCCCAGACTGGGGAACTAAAGATTTCAGCTGGAGTGGCTGCGAATACGGCACTCATGCCCGGGATGCCCAATACCCCTGCTGCATGCTTTGGGGTTCAATATATGCAGAATGACCACCGTTTTCAATATGGCGTGTCCGTGTTCGCCTATCAGATGTTGACTAGAGGGCAAAAGACGATAAAGCTGGCAAATCCCGCCGTTCCTATAGCTTTTGTGCTCAACTATAAACTGATAGACAAATCAACAGATGTATTGTATGCGGGCATTAACTTTGGTGCAGGTGTCGTATTCGTAAACAATACATCATACGAAGATGTAAGCGGAGAAAGTCCTTACATCGATTTTGCCGGTATTCAAATAGGGTACACGAAATATATTTCTAAAAGTGTGGGAATAAACATAGAGTACATTGGCCGAGAGTCGCAAATAAATTACACCACTAAAACGAACGACTATAACTATGGATTTTTTCAGAACTTAGGTACTGTCGGATTGATATTTAAAATGTAATGACAGAGGTGATAAATATAATACATAAAAGAGATTACTCCCAAATGAAAGAGTGGCAACTAGATGCTTTTATAAACAGCATTCTATATTGTTGCACATGGACAATTGCCGGCCACTATGATGTGGCAAAAATTGTAAGAGCGTATAAAATATTGGGGGATGATGTTTTCGATCGGCAAGAATTCAAATCAAGGTCGTATGTATTAAATGCGCACAAGGGGGACTTATTAAAAGAGTTGACAAATTACCTGCGGCTAAGCCCGATTGAATACAAAAAGGATCTTCATGATATCTGCACCGCAATAATTGAAGGCTATAATGATGAGCTAAACAGGAAAATAAGAACTATTTTGAATACAGAACTATTATAGCGTTATCCCTTACCCACACTACATTCGAGCCTATTTATTACCAATAACACTATTTGTAACATTTTTTTCAGTCAGACGTCAATTAAGATAAACAAATATTTATAAAACCGCGACAGTGGCTGTTTTCAAGACTTTTAAAAATAGGGTAGAGCACTCTTAATCAGCGGGTCCAGGGTTCGAGTCCCTGAGGGACCACTACCTCGCAAACAGTTGCCCATCAACTGTTTGCGAGTTTCAAAAAGGAAAGAAAACAGCATTGCAGCGGTAAAATTAGTAACACTTTGTGTAACACTTTTAAAAACCGCTCAAATGGAAGCTCTCGCAAATGGCTGCCGGTTCTCCGGGGTCAAAGTCACACCACAGAACTGGAAGTCAACATCATCAACAAAAAAGGACTGGTCCGTCTGGTATAGGTTCTATGATGATCGCCTCGACAAGAAAAAGCAGGTGGCCGACAGAAGCATGAACTGGATAAAGGACATAGGTCAGCGACAGGACTATGTAAGGCAACTTATTATTGAGATGGAAAGAGATCTCAAGGTATATGACTTCAACCCGATCACGGAATACAGGAAGAGTCTGGAAGAACCAGAACGGAAGGAATATGAAATAGATCCTACCTCGCCAATATCAGAAGCGCTGCAGCAGGCCTTGGATAAAAAGAAGTGCACCAAAGATGTACGAAAAGACCTACGCTCTGTGCTGAAGTATACCCAGATGGCCCTTAGAAACCTACACCTTGACCAAAAGCCTGTAAATGAGATAAGCCGGCGACATATGCTAGCCGTTATGGAGCAGCTGGAGCTTGTCAAGACCAAGCATGTAATTAACAAGAAGACAGGCGAGAAGGGTAAGTGGACGGCCAATACTTACAATTTCTATCGCGCTCACTTAATGATACTTTTTGAGGTGCTCTTCGACTGGGAGGTTATTAATACAAATCCCATGGAAAAGATGAGCAAGGAAAAGCACGTAGTGGCCAAGCGACAGGTACATACACCTGCAGAGCGCAAAAAACTGGACGAGCTGCTCAGGAAAGACAACTACCGGCTATGGCGCCTGATGCATATATTCTTTCACTCCGGCGCCCGGGAAACTGAAATAATGAAGGTTCGTAAGGAGGATGTTGATTTAAAGTCACAGCTCGTCACCTATACTATCCTGAAGGGTAGAACGTACAAGACTGAACAGCGGCCAATAAAAGATATATGCCTCCACCTGTGGGAGCAGGTAGTCATAGAGGCCAAATCCGGACAATATTTATTCGCCAAGGGGTTATTACCTGGAGATGAGCCGATCAACAGTAAGCAGATGTCTCGGCGCTGGAAAAAATGGGTTAAAGACAAATACCATATAGAAGCTGACTTTTACAGCCTCAAACATAGCAATTCTACTGAAACAAAGCGGCTTGTCGGAGCGAGGCTTGCTGCCAAGCACAACCAGCACACCGAGAAGGTGCTTAACAGCAACTACGATATGGACGCCGGGCAACTGGAGATGGAAATACTGAAGAGCGTTGATAACGCTTTTGCATAAAAAGAAAGCCACCCGCAAAGGTGGCTTTCTTCATTTTATCACATTTCTATTATGCGGGATCTGCGTAGCAGATGAAACCAACCAGAACAGCGTCAGTAAGATGCCGCTTACTATGCCGGCAAACCTCAAAACCATCTCTGCCTCCATCTTCATTGCTGTTACCTTCTATGGTATGCAACGTGCCGTCAGCATCCACGCTTTCGACTACAAAAGTGTGTCCTTCGCCATGGCCGAGGTTGAGTATGCCTTGGAAGCCCGGGAGAATATTCTCTGCTGTTGCGTCTTCTTTGGAAATGGTATCCAGCGTAGGCGATGCAACAGCCATATTCCAGCATGCCATTACACCAGCAGTCTTAGGAACGGGATTTGCTGGGCCATATGCCTCATCTCCACACCCGTAAACGAAAGACTGACACCAGGCATATCCACCGGATGGCAGGCCTGCCTCCATCTCCCATTTAGTTACCTGTGCGCCGTGATTGGTATGTGCTGCATCTTCCTGTGTGCCAATGTATTTTATGGCTACGTCTAAAAGTTTCACTTGAATAAATTTATTGGTTAAAAATGTTGTGTGTGCTCTTACGCGGCCAGCAGTCTTTTTGCGTTCAGATAGAATGCGTATACCTCTGTAGATAGCGCATTGTTATTGATTGCAGCGAGGATTGCGATACAGATGTCGCGGACAATGCCGGTATTCATGCCCGGCGTAGCCTGGATGTCTGTAATCAGAACTCGGAGCTTTCCTTCCAGCGTGGTCTGAGCATTTACATCAGCCTCGATCTTTGTTCCTATCAGCTCAGCAGCTATGGCCTTTGTGAGCAGCGCCTCGATGTTTGGTACCTGCACCATTACCTGGGATGGCAACACGCTAGCTAATACGAAATCTGCTGCAGGATTTTTCAGAGCTGCCAGCAGGTCTTGTTCCAGACCTATAACGAATGAGGCATGAGCATCGAGGAAGGCAAATCCACGTCCTACAATAATCTCAACCTTGTCTACTACTTCGGTTACTACTTTTTTGAAACTCATAATATATGTTTTAGTTATTGGTGACTATTTTCGTTTGTTATCAAACCAGATCAGGTAACAGCAAAAAGCCATTGCCAGAAGTGATAATGCGATTTTAACTGAAGCCGGTATATCTATCATAATACCGTGTTTGGGACTGGAGCAACTACCGAATGGGTACCATTCGCAACGGCCTGATCGAGAATTGCCTGCTTAAGATCTTCGCTGGCCAGCGCTGGATCTGTAGTCGGAAGCTTTGCCCAAAAGCCGCCGCCTACCATAAAAGTGCCGATTGCAGTGATGATCACAACAAACTTTTGATGGGCCGGTGCAGACATAAACGCAAAGAAGCCACACTGGTCGGCTCCAACGATCAAGCCCCATATACTGGCGGCAATAATTGCGGCATTCTGAATTCTTACAAAGAACTTTGGAGACTTGCTTTTGAGTCTCTTATACCAAAGCTTGATGCCGGTATAACATACTTTTTGGATTAGTGTATTCATGATTATTGATTGTTTTGTTCCTGTAATTCATTTTCGATAACTGACATTCTTATCTTAAGGCTTCCGATTTCTGTTTCCATAGTGTCGTGCCATATCTTATTTTCTTTATCTTGAGCAATCTGGGTCGAACGCATATCTAGCAAGAGGGCGTGATCTATCTCTATACTGTTTATTATTTTAGATGTTGCGTATACCAATGCGATCATAAGTGACACTACTTTTATGATAGTATCCCATGTAAATGCAGGTCGACGGATTATGATGTTATTTTCGCTTGGTTGAGACATGCTTAGATTGAGTTTTATTCGGCGGTAAGGCCTATGTTATCGTCATTGAGTATCTTCCAGTATGCATACTGTGCCCCTTGTGCTTTATAATACATGTAGCAGCTTCCATCTATGCGGTACGGGCTGCTGTATATTTCATTGCCCTTTTCGTCAATGAGGTGATATCGCAATACACAAAATGTCTTCAGGTCATCGTAATCTGCAGTCACGGTGAGAAAATGAGCCTTGCAGTTCGCTCCAGTTACCCTATACGGTTGTATCGCCACATATTCACTTAGCTTGACGCTATCGACATGGGTGTTTATTTTTACCACAGTATCGGTGCCTGGCACATAGGTTGTATCGCCACTTGCGTCCACTACCCGATAACTGATGTCTTGTATAGTCCGCTGCGTATCAATATTTATGCGGACGTAGATCACACCGCTTTGGGTTGCGACTGTACTATCTTCTTGCGCCTTTGAGCTTAAGCAAATCGCTATCATGCTCAGTAAAATGATTACTTGCTTCATTAGTTTTCGATTGAATATTTATAGCTTGAATTATCTGCTGTGTTTGTTGCGCCGGTGCTGTTTACCGATGTCATAGTAAACCCACTTCCCGCAGTCACAGTCTGGACATATCCTGCGCCGAGTGTGCCACTTACAGCCGTCAGGTATAGCCGCACCTTAGTATTAGCCGTCACAGTAGTATTGCTGACTGTGGCCACACCGCTTGCAAACGTCAGTGTGCCACTATTGCCGTTAGCGGAGGAGTTGTCTACCTGCGCTGAGCCGACCGCAGAAAATACGTCATTCCCTGTATGGCTGACATTGCCGGAGGGATCTATACCAAATTTTTCTACATAAGAAGCGAATGTCGTACCTGCACTAAAAAGACGTTGTGTACCTGTACCAGTGGTACCATTTCTAACAATCATCAAGTCTGTGTTTGATGCTGTAGATGTTACTGCATTTTGTGAATAGCTTGTAGGAATACAAACATTTGCAAAATTACCAGATGCTCCATTATTAACACCAGTTGTTCCTAATGCAAATGATACCGCATTATTCCAACCCGTTACGAGCCCTCCAACACCTGTAAATCCACCACCAACTGCTAAAGTACCCGTACCACCTGCTCCTGTTTTATAGATAATTCCTGATGCATTTATAGAACCATTACCAGTAGAACCAACTACAAGTATTTGATTCTGTCTTGATACTGAAAATAGTGTTTGATAAGTAGATCCACCATCGATAGAGTTATCAACTAAAAACGTACCCGTATTACCACCATTAGCATCGGTAGATGCTGCACGTATTCTATGAATAATCTGCCTATCAGAACCTTGCCATCCATGACCTGAAAAGTATATTGAAGGAGGATCCTGAAATGTAGGGCCTGCAACTGATAGTGTAGTATTACTAAGCGTTAACCCTGCTGTTACAGTTGTTCCTATACCAGCCTTTAGAACAGTAGGCGCACCTGTCCAAAGATTCGCAGTACCAAGGTTTAAGCCCAGTGTTCCGCCACTTGTTATAGTACCACCGGTTAATGTTGCATCAGTCGCCACACTGGTAACAGTTCCTACACCGCCAGTTGCAAAGGTGTTTGTAGTTACGCTGGTTACGCGGCCCTGGGCGTCTGTTGTGATGGTGGGTATGTGTGATGCATCGCCATAGCTACCGGGCGTCCCGGTGCTAGGCATGCTAATAGTCCCTGTACTGGTAATCGTGCCGCCACTAAGTCCGGTACCAGCTGTCACACTAGTTACTGTGCCGATACCTGCGTGCGCAGCAACATATGCAGGTGTTGCAAAAATGCTACTGTCAGCGGTAGTAAGTATCTGGCCGCCTGTTCTTACGGTGTCTATTTTGTCTGATGTGGCACCAGGTAAAGGAACTATATATGCATCGTTTGTGCCACCGTGAAGGGTCAAAAACGAATACCCAAGAACGGGCGAATAGTTAAGCCCGTATTCAGGAACTACACCCTTTTGTAAATTAATGCCGGTATCGCTGAATATATTTTGATATGTGACAGCCCCAACCACTCTACGTCTGATAATATTCCTGGTTGTGCTGTCGCCATTATTTGTAACGGATTGCAAGTTTTGAGCGGCGCCAAGGGCTGACAAATCAGAAGCTGTAGCAAAAACAGCCGCATGGCCGCCGCCACCTATCGTGTCAGCTGGCGTTATAATATACCCGGGATCGATAATTGTATCGGTAGTTTGTGCAGATAAGTGACCTACCCGAATACCGCCAGTGTAAGGTGACTGATTAGTATCTGTAAAATATATAGCACCTGGCCTAAGCTCAGTATAAAGTGCGCCGTTCTGCATGTCTATACCATCACCAGTCACATTTGTATAGGACCCGCTGTATCCATCATAAAAGTGACCACCACCAGGCACTATTTCAGCATACAGGCTTCCTGATAGAAAAATAGCCGTCCTGGCTGTGGTATCTCCATTTGCAAGGGCCCGGTCTAATGTTACGTTGTGTATGGAGTCTCCAACTGCAGTAGTAGTAGCAAAAGAGCCCAGTACGCTGTCGGTGATGTACGTGTACATCTTATAGAATGTATACCTAGTAATGGTGCCAGGCGTATGCTGGTTGCCTATCTGCAAATAGACGCTATCCCGATACCGATCGGGTGTCATTTGGGCCGATGCTGTCACGCCCGTAATGACTAATATAAGTGCAGCAAATAATTTCTTCATTTAATCAAAATTATTTGCTGCACCCCGGTAAGCGAAAAAGTTATATTCACCCCCTCACCTTAGTCATGCAATACGATCCAGGCGTATGCGCTTACAAGTGTATTCAGGAATGCCAGATCTGATCCGGTTGGTGCTGCCGCCGGTGTTTCATTGAGCCAGAAAAGACCGCCTGCGCCGTATGTGCAGTTAAGCTCAAAGAAACTGACTATGCTATTTATCTGTGTTACGTTCAATGCGTTGTTATATACACTGATGCCGCCAAGGTATAGACTGGTGAAGTGCACCCCGGCATAATTGAATAGCAGCGGATAGAATGCCGTTATCTGGCAACTGGCGAATATCAGGAATTGCAGCGTAGTGGAGCAATACTTCAGAAATGAGGCATCCACATTGCCGCCACTAAGGTTTTGTCCGTCCATTTCCCACCGGATCAGGCCGGTGGGTGCCTTGCTCGCACCGATAGCGGTGATAGTAGCCAGAGGAGAAACGAACGAAAATTTTAACTGCTGTATGCCAGTATGAGGCCCTGGCGCTACACCTGCGTGAAATATTCTCAGGTTGTAGTTTGCGGCCACACTTCCAGGGTAATTTATCCCGGCCGTATAGAGTGCGCCGTAGTAATTGGAAGTATAATTCGTTACAGTACCTTGACCCCAGTCAACAATGCAGGCTCCCTGCCGCGCACTCGGACCACCGGCAAAGTAGAATTCATAATATTGATGCGGAGACGCGCCTGTTGTTGATAGCGTCAAGTCAATAAATGAAGACCAGGAATACATACCGGTTATGCCGTTATAGTTCTCATTGACCCCGTTCTGGTAACCAATGCCAAAGCCGTCAGCCGTCAGTGTAAACGTGCCTCCCAAGTCATTGTCGTCAGAGAATGTACCATTCAGAGTAGCAAGGTATGCGGTCAGGGCGGCAGAGTCTGCGATAACAGTCGGCACGTTGTATGTGGGTGTGGCAACTCCGTCATGCATGCCGATTCTGTTTATGGCCAGCGGGAATATGATGGAGCCACCCTGCAATTCAAACTCTACAAGTAAAGTAAATCCGCCGCCGCCGTAAATCCAGCCACCATCGTGATCAAACTCCCTGAGCAGTATGCTGGATGCCTTGAAAGGATAGTTTGCGGTCGTGTTCATGCTGTAAGTAGCGCTTATCTCCTTTACGTACTGAGTGCCATCGATGCGTAATGTATCGCAGCTTGCATACCTATTCATTTTATCAATCATATAGTCAGCTACGCCAGCTGCACCACCAACAATCCATGTGAAATTTCGGTACGGGACAGACTGCAGCTTGCGCAACTCATACGACATATCCTCAAACACTGTATCGTGAAAGAATGGAGCATAGTTAGTGATGTCGCACTCTACGCGAGATTTGAATACAGGAAATAGCTGTTCAAACAGCACATCATAGTCATTAGTCGTATTAGTTGCTTCAACCAACATAGTGCCGGGCCAGCCTGTGGACCTGATGAAAATAGACTCGCTGATGTAATAAACACTATCTGAATCACCCTCGGTGACATATATCATCTCCATGAGCAGATAGTATATTCCGTCATCAATGCCTATGTCCGTGGCGCGGGTGCTGGTCATAAAAGTATTGTACTGCAGCTCGTCGGTCGTTCCCGGCAGGGTATAGGTGTTCCCTGGCAATACATAAGACGGAGTGGGTAAGTTCAGCACTGCGCCGGGAACGGGATTTCCGTTGCTGTCCAGCACCGTAATGAGCGCCGCTGGTGCCAGAGTGTCGAAATAAACAACTATGCGATCCGTATTAGTGAATTTCTGCTGGTAGTCCATGTTCAGGTCATTCTGATACTCCCTGATGGACTGGTAAAAGAATCCGCGATCAAATGGATATGTGTTGTATTCAGCTGGCAGAATATCATTTGCTGGAGTAAAACGTACCGGATTTAATGGAGGAATGCGCGTTGCCTTGTTTATGAAGCTCATATGTTAGTTGGGATTGTGGTATTTTTTGAACAAAGAAGTTTGTAGTTGTATGTATCATCGGTTCCCGGAGTGAGTCCCACTTCCAGGACGTGCGCCTCGAAGTAATATCCGAGGTAGGTGAATCCGAATACTCCATAAGGATTAGTGGCCATAATAGTATCGAGATCTACCGGTACTTTGCATGTAAAGCTGAATACCCACGGTTTATACAATGGGTCTATGTCCGGGAAAGCATTTAGGTCAGTATCAGCCTGATCTTCTGATATATCGCCAGATGCTAGGGAGCTACCGAGATATATTACCTGCAGACTGTTGACAAACTGTATCAACGAGTCCACAAGGCCGGAGTAGTTAGCTTTTAGGAATGGCATCAGGCGCAGTAAATTGCGCATAGGGCTGAAGGAAATATTGAAAACGCTGTCCACAACCTCAGGCGGAACACCGCCATCAATTGTAAACCCGCGAAGCAGATTATAGGTGTCATCTACCGTCGTTCCATCGGACTGCAGCTTGAATGTTGTGTTGTCATTCAGCGCATCAGTAGTCGTTTTGCTGTCCAGATTTGCCCTTTCAAACTCAACAACATACGGATCACACTGAATAGGGCTTACATAGTCCAGCGTGTTCTGTATTCTAACTACAGGCGTCTTGAACTGCACTTGCCTGTTGAATACGTATTTCCCATTTACACTGTCGTACGTCTGGTCTGTATATCCGATATTGATTATGTTGCCCATCTGATCAACGTAGGGCGTCATTGCAAAATCGCTAATTTCGCTCCCCAAATTTGCGATAAGTACATCAGCCTGGTAAAAGTGCGATAGGTGTTCAAAAACAAGTTGATCTCGGCCGGTGAGGTCTTTCTCTATTCCGAGTCCGCCACATAAACCACTAAAGCCATCTTTGAAAAAGTCATCCATCGAAATATTTATAGAAGGATTTTCCAAATATCCGAGTCCAACTCCAAACAAACCGCGAATCGCATCACCGCACGTCATATAAGTTTGCGTTGGGTCAAGGTCGTACGCTTCAGGATCGCCTAGGCCCCTGGGAGTGTTAAGCAATGCGCTACTGCTTCCATAAGGCCCACCGTATAGCCCGTTGTCGGTCATCTTAGTAGTTAGCAGATCAAACAGCTTGCCTTGGGTAACCGATCGACACCCGGTAGGAGGGTTTCTAAATGCGTATTTTATCAGCAGAGGGTATGCTACGTCATTGTATTGAATATTGATTGCATTGCTGGTGAAGCCATCCCACACCGTTTCAAGTTGCGCGTAAAAAAACAGATTCAGGTATGTATTCGGTGGAAAGTCATCCGAGAAGGTGATAGGTGGAATAACGTAAAAAGATGGAAATCCGGCGTTGGATTGCCCAGGAGTTAACCAGCCTTCAGGATTATTCCACACCACAACCCTGTCCAATAGGTGAGACGGGTCCCAGTCTGGTTGACTGTATACTCCAATGACCAGAGACAATTTCATGTTCCGGTTGTTACCCGGAATTGCGCCATACTGTATCTGCATGCCCGGGAAAGAGAGATATATAGTCGTATCTCTCACCGACTGAAATATTGCGGCGTCGGTAAAAGTTCCTCCCGGTACGTCTACGCCGGCTAATGAAGATGTTGGCGCTCCGACACCGTATTCACCTTCCTGATTTACGTAAGCTATGCCAAGTGATGCACCCGCGTCCATATGGCCGTTGCCGTATATTGTCATTAGCGTAGTCGCCGACAGCTGGGTTTGATAGTCGTAACTGCCCTCTATGATTATGCCGTCAAGCCATACCGTTTCATATCCAGCGTTCGTAGCAGGGTCCAGCAGGTCTATATTAACCGAAGCACTTTCGTAGGCGGCAAGTAACGCGGACAGACCTCCATCCATTAGGCCGATATCAGCATAGAGCTGCTGGCTGCTGTATGGCGTGCTGAAATCCATCGCCCACTGACCGAGGCTGTAATATTGCTGATCTGTGCTATTCAGCTTCATCACCTCCAGAAAACCTTTAGCCTCTACACCCTGCGTGTTGGCAAGATACCGGAGTATAGCGGCCCCATCATTAGAAAACCTTACTTTGTCCGGCCCGTACTTCCTGAATACTCCATGGTATTTCTTATCGCGCTTATACTGGAGCTGCAGCTTGTCCCAGTCAACTACTGACTGAGAAAGATTGACAGGATCTGCTGAAGGAGACACCACCGGCACGCCAAGGATAGTATCGCTTACATACAAGTAAGAAACTCCGTTTGTTATTCTGAATTGAAATATATCTTTTGGCATTAGTTGTGGAAGTTTCTATTGATGTAAGTAGTCCAGCTATTTCCTTTTTTTACTGATTTTTGCCACTCTCCATTGCTCATTACCATCTTTGTTTGCGGTATTTGCTTGATAGCCTCTTCCATTCGCGAAGCTGTCTCCCTTACTGCATTTTCCAGTTGGCTATAGTCGTTCTGATGAGTAATATTGATAGATTCCATCAAGGAAGGTGTCATAAAGCCCATACTGCCCGCTATAAGCTCATGCTCCGGTATAACTCGCGTATGTGCAGGCAAATCGTAGATTGTAGGTGTGCTGGCAGACCAATACGGCGATTTTCCCGGCTCCTGTACCAATTCCCTCTTAAATGCATCACCAAGCAATGCGCGGCCTCCAGCGTGATCTTTTGTACCTTCGGCATAAGCGGGTAGGGGCTTGGCTAGTATTTCAGCTATTTGAGCCGCGCCGATGGCTGCAATCAATATCTCTGTAGTAATGGCATACGGAGCAGTTGCCGGGTCGGCAAGAAATGGAAGAGTTGCGGTTTCACCCTTAGCAATATTTTCGCCAATGGTCAGCAGAGAGGCTGTGCGATCAGCTATTGCTTGATTCCGCTTAATACGGTTCATGTCCTGCTGAATTTGCTTCTGCTGTAGTGCTGTTTGCGCGTCTAATGCCTTTGTGTCAATGGCTTTCTGCTCGTTGCTTTCCATTTCAGAATTAATGGCATCGAGTTTGGCCTGCTTTTGGATATCTATGTTGTCCAGTAATTTTTGCTGCTGCTGGAGCTGCCGCTCGTAGTATGAATCCGTTAAAGACTGTGCGAACTGAATGCCCTGACTAATCGCTTGTAGCTCTTCATCCTTTAACTGTTTCTTTGCTTCAGCCACTTTCGTTGCTGCCGAGATCTCTTCGGTTAGGTTTTTATCTCGTAGTGCTTTTAAGGCTGTATTTAATTCGGTTTCTATTTTGATACGCTCCTGATCCGTCAGCTGCTCGTTGGTCAGTTCGTATTTGTATTCAGCTATTTTTTCGTTTAGCTCAATGATATCGTACTGGTTTCGGAGCGCCTTTATCTTTTTCTGATACTCTTCCTCATCAATAAGTTGACTGGTATAATTTTTATCAATAAGTTCTTTTTCCTTGTCGTACTGGTCTTCAAAATCCTTTATACGCGACTGCAGTCCGTCATTTTCGGTACGTATAAATTCCTCTCCGGCGCTCTTTCTTATAGCTGCAAGTTGCTTTGTGCCAGTAAGATTGATAAGGGCTACCTTATTTTGCAGATCTTCTTCAGCGGCCTGTATTTTAAGGTCGTATGCTTTGTCTTCAGTGAGAAGTGCCTGGTACTGGACGGTAGTGAGCTTCTGCTTGCCATCGTTATACGCCTTCTCCCGGTCCTGTATTTCCTTTTGCTTAGCGTTGAGGTCTGCAAGCTGCCGCCCATTCTCAATAACGGCGATAGCGGTCATATCAGCCTGGTATTGCTTGTAAGCGTCCAGCCGTTTGCCTAAATACTCCTTTTCATTATCGAATATCTCCTTCTGGTCGTCTGCGTCTTGCTTATAACGCTGTTTTGCTAACTCTGCAATGGCGTCATTGAGCGCCTTCTGTGCCTGGTACATGGCAGAGGTATCTTTATTTGTAGTGTCTTTAGTTTTCGTGTTCTTGCCATCATCAACAATCAATGGAGCCGCTTTACTAGCGAAATCATTTGCCTCCTGCTGATACTTTAGCATCTGGGCTTTCAAGTCATCACCTTGTTTTTTTAGCCGGTTGAGCTCTGCTTCTGCGGCGCTAAGCTGATTGGCCGTGAAAGAATTCTTAGTAGGTGCAAACCTACCGGTACCGGAAGGCACTGCAACAGTATTGTCCTCAATTCTCTGAAGACCCTGTATGCGTAGTGTTGTCTTCTGTATTTCATCCTGAAGGTCAATGTACTTTTTTGCAAGTTCGCTGACTTTTCCTTCAGCAGCTTCAGTAAGTGCTTTATTCAGCAGCGCAGCATTCAGGCGCTCCATTGCTTCAGCTACATTGCCGGTCAATATCGCTTCTTTAGATAGGTTTCCCAGGTAATCAGGATACTTGTCTTGCAAGTCCTTTACTGCCTTCAACCTTATGTCATATGGCTCTTTCAGGTCTCTTGCTATGGAAAGCAACACCTGAGCTTGTGAATATTCCTTTGCAGCACTAGAGGCAGCACTATCATCAAGCTGTTTAAAGCTCTTTGTCAATTCTTCAGCAGATTTTGCGTCTTTTGTCCATTCGGTCCAGAGATCTTGTGCAATCGTGCTTAGGGCTTGGAAGATAACAAGGTTCGCCAACATACGTAGCCCCATCTTTTCAGCAATAGCGGTAAAGCGATCACCTACAGACGAAACCTCCTTTACTGCCACGCTGACCTTTTCCATTGCAGCGCTCAGCCGGAGCGCCTCGGCCTGCATTTCCCGAAACTCTGCCGTGTCTTCTTTGCCGGCAATAACTAGGCCTTGCATATTCACTTTTAGTGCCGATAATTGCTGCGAGGTTGATGTAAATGCAGCTCCAGAACCTCCGGCACTTGCACCTAATCCAGACGTAGCAGCCTCCACTCGCTTTATTTGAGCTTCTAAATCAAAGAACTCTTGTGTGGTTTCTTTCCCCTCCTGCTTTAACTGTTCCAAACGAGCGGTCAAGAAGTCAATATCCCCGGCAGCGCTGGAGTAGTTTCCGATATTTAGCCCTTGTGCGGCACTTGCATCCACATTAGTTTTTATGAATGCTGTGCGCTCATCAATCAGTGCAATGAGCTCTTTTTGGCGTGCTATGCCTTCGTCTGTTTCCAAATTCAGCGCCTTCAACTCCTCCCGCCATAAAGCCGTCTTAACTTCTGCTTCTTTAATACTGTCGGCGGTTGTTCCAATACCTTGCGCAAGTCTCTTTTGCTCAAGGTTGCTAGCTATGAGTTCCTGCCTGTTCTGCTGCATTTCAAGTGAAACATTCTGAAATTCTGCACTTTCAAGCGCGCGCGCCTTCGCCGCAGCAGTCTGCGCATCGGCGTATAGCTTCATTTCTGCGCGAGCGGAGGCCATAGCATCGGTAGCATTCGTAACGGCCTCGAAGTGCTGATCTTCTGTAATCTTCTTTGCCTTTAAGGCTGCATCCGCAGTCTTGATAGCTTCCTTATACTTTTCTACTTGCTGTTTTGCAGCCACATACCCTTTGGCATTAGCGTCCAGAGCTTCACGAGCCGCATCAGTTCCGTCCGTAAACTCCAACATGCTGATATCAATGTCATCGAAGGTCTTTTTAAGACTCGTGACACTGTTAGCCATGTTCTTGTTGGAAATAGATGCCCGGCTGGTCACATCTATAAGCTGTGTCAGGTTCTTTATAGCACCAAAGTCAGAGAATGCGTTACGTGCAGCGGCTCCAACCTCTTCCATTTCATCAACGAATTGTGCAGCCTCCTTATGCAGCCTTTCCCACTGCTGGAAGGCCGCCGGGCTGACGAATTGGTCTAATTGATCATCTACTGCCATTTCCCTTGTTTTTTGCTTTTAAGAAATTGTTATATTCAACTAATTCGTTGTACAGGATAACCACCTTGTAAGTGCTTATCTCCTTTGGATCGTAGTTCATTTTCCGGTGCGCTTCGATAGCGTACAGCATACGCATAAAGCTGTCTTTTGTAGCCCCTTCACCGTTTTTTTGCTTCGCTTTCTCCTGGCGCTCGTATTCTAGCCGGTATTTCTCCCTTTTTACACGGTCGTTGCCTAATTCGATGGCCACACGGTCCAGATCAGCGCTCAAACTGGCTTGGGTGAAGGGTAGGTTATACCCCCAATCCCGAAGCAAAGAGATAAGCCTTGGCTGATAACTCACACGCAATGCTATTAATAGCAACTCTACCTGTGTAATTTTTATATTCACCCCCTCTATTTTCGCTACATTTTTGATGTAATTCGCCGCTTCTTTTGAGTTTATGAGCTGGTAATAGTCGCTAAGGAGGCGCATCCAGCACAAATACAGGTCATCTTTTGTCGGAGTGCCGGAAATCGTTAAAAAGTTATATTCACCCCCTACCGCACAAAGGATGAAGTTGTAAAATGAAAGTTCCTCCAGCGAGGTTATCAAAACCGGTTTTTCTGCCGGTATTACATCCTTTATAGGCTCCTTAATTGCTGCTTTCCTATCCTTGCGCATCTGCCACCAATGCCGAAGGCGTAAACAGCCCTCTATAATGTACAGAATGGTCATTACAGCCAGCAGCAGGCCGCAAATACAACAGAATATTAAAAAAAATATCGTCATCCTATATGATTTTTGCTCCGGTTATTGAGGCCACCTTTCTTACCAGTGGCGATTTTACTATGTCTGTCCACGCCAGGTAAAGGCTCTTATCATTGAGGCCCAATGGCGTGTTGTTATACTTTGTAGCTATGGCGCCGGCGAATGTGGCCGACGCATCAAAGCGCACACTATCGCCGAATCTTGATACTGCTATGGAATTATGGAACGTGCCTATAACTATCAGGTTGGGTGTGTCGTACGGCGTCTCCGGGAATCGCTTCTTTTTCCAGTCAGCGTATCGTTGCGCTGCGCCGGGCTTCTTAAACCATGGATCTTCTGAATACTTCGGGCTCAGCGGCTGGCCAAGGTTGTTGAGCCCGGCCATGAGCTGTGATATGTTCAGCTCACGTACAGGCGCTGTATTTTCAGCAATGATATCACCGGTGAGCTGTGTGAGGCTCACTGATTGTATCCGCCGTAACATTTCCGCTCCTGTACACATACTGGGTTATTTAAAAAAAGGGTGGCGTACTTGCCACCCTTTTAGATATTCGTCAATTCGACAACTACTCTTCATAGTGCTTTTCAAGCTGTATGTCGGTCTCAACTGCCTTTGGTGGCTCAGGTATTATGCCTACCAACTTGCAGCATCGTTCGTGCACGTCAGCCAGCAATTCTACGCGTTCGTCTTCTGGCTTGTCCAGAAAGAAGCTGTTTTTTTCCTGATCAATGAAGTCCTTAACATTTTTAGCAGCTATAGAATCCGCATTGAAGTTGATATTTCCGTATTTCAGTTCCACTTTGAATAATTTAAGTAGTTATCGAATTTTATTAAGCTACCATCACTACTGATGCCTGCGCTGCTGCAGATACGCCTTCGTAGTATTTAAAGCCGGCCGTTGCCAATGTGGTAACGTCAGTAGTGGTCATTATCACCGGAGCTCCAACAGACCAGCCACCTGAAGCAGTATCGAAGGTTACCTGAACCTTGTTACCGACGATTGCAACCGCTGTAGTACCCACTGTGGCCCCTGTATTGCCGTTCTTGAATACGAAGCTTGCGGCTACCATCATTGCAGGTAATGTAAGCGCCAGGTTGATACCACCACCTTCAGCAGTAACCACGTAAGATGCGACATGCGCAACCATTGGGCCAACCGGAGTGATGTTTACGTCCTGAATGCCCAGGTTCTGTACGAATCCGATCATGTCTACACCTGTTTCGAGGATATAGCAGTTTTCATTGTACTCGGCGCTGTTCTCCAGGGTATAAGCGATGCGATACTCCATTTCTGTAGTCTTGTTCGCATTCTTACGATCGTGAGGATACAGACGAGACAGGGTATAACCCTGGAAGCCGGTTACAAGGCCCGTTGTCGGGTCGATTGTAGTGCAGCCACCTACATTGCCGGCGATGTCGATATCAACGCGCTTGTACTGGTTGAATTTGCCACGGAATGACAATACGGACATGAAGTAGTCCAGGCCGCCTTCATCGAAGACAAACTCATCGTTATAAACGGCGCGGTTTGTTTCAACGGTCTTGCCATATCCAAGCTTCTGCTCTGTTGGAGCTTCCATCTTGTCGTCATAGGTTTCATAAGGACCTATGTAGAAGCCGCGCGCGTTATAGTTCGGGTTTACAAGCAACGCTAAGAGCGCAGCCTGCAGGTTTGTTACCATTGTGGCATCGGTGTCCGTTGGTCCTATTGGAAACGTCCAGTTGTACGGCACGAGTATGGAGCCTCTGATCAGGCCAGGATTCAGCGGTGTGGTGTTTTTGCCGGTGTTCCTGCCTATCTGTGCGTTGTTAAGTCCTTTGACTCTGTTCATTGTTTAAAATTGAAGAGGTTGAAAATGTTGTTTACTTTTTACTCATGTAGGCTATTAGTCGTGTCTTCGGAGCCACGCTGTGCCAACAAGAGTAGATGTCTGGGTGCCGGATGAGATATATCGCGCTCGTATGTACCTGAATTTACAATTAGGTATAATGAACGTTCCTCCGGTAGTTCCCGATACCGTGACGGTATCCTTCACTAAGGCGCCATTTTTATCACACACAAGAGTGACCCAGTCACCTACAACGGCAAATACGCCTGTCATGCTGCCCTGGAATATCACACTGCCGCCAGATGTTCCGGTTAGCTGTGTATTAGTCCAGTTGACTATCACATCGCCATACGAACTTATGGAGCCGGGTGTTGTGCCGCCGCCGTTGTTGTAATTTGTGTCCAATATCAGATATGTTGTATCCGCGTTGATTGTTGTATCCGCGGCTTTAATGACGCCGAATCCTGTCTGGGATCTGGTCGTTAGCTTCTGTATCTGTCCGAATGAAGTGGCTGTAAGGCATATCAGCGATAGCGCCAGCATTAATTTTATCTTTTTCATCTTTGAAATGGTTGGTTTTTGTAGTTAATTGTTAAAGGGAGTCCTTTGATTTCGATCGCGTCCAAATAGTCATTGAATTGATTTCCCGTGTTGCCGTATATGCCCGTTTTACCCCAGTAGTACCGATCTGTGTCGTAGCCGAGTATCTGCTTCTGACTTTGCACCCAGAATGCGCCTGACGCCACAATCTGATTGATCAGCTCATAGTATATAGGCCTGAGTATGGGAACGAAGTTTTTAGCCTCTCTGTCTGCCGCCTTTAACGTAGGATCTGTGTTCATTGCAATCACTATATCCAGGTTGACATCTTTGAACAGGCCACGCACCTTGCTTGGCTTTGATACGATGTCCGTGAAGAGCATGACCACAGGGAACATATCGAACTTACCCCCGGTTACACTGCCATCTGGCTGGGCAACTCCTGGATTCTCCGTCTTTTCCTTCAGCGTCTGTACAAGTTCCAACGGATGACCATACATATAACCGACAGAAAGAATACTGCCGTTCGCTTCCTGAAGCTTTGCAAGAATAGAGCTGTTAACTTTTTCCACAATGCCGGACATTGTTGTAACAACTGGATCAGGATGCTGTATCATATCGCTGTAAATCTTAGTCGTTCAAAATAGGTTGTCTGGCACTCGTCAAATTCAGGAAACATCGGGGTAGCATCGCCATTCACTGAATATTTCAGGAACTCATGCATCTGGTCTGTAAGAGCGACCATGGCGTTATAAGCGCGGGTTTGCTTCATTACCATTGATCCGTTGGTGCTGTTCTCGGTAGTTGCTTTTACTTCGCCGACAGTGGTTGTAAATGATGCGTTGTCCCGGGTGTACCAATAGTATACATAGTTTGCAATCGAACTGTCTTTAGTCGCGCTTACAAGGCCATTCCACTTTTTGACAAACCCACGGCAATCTGTGTATTCGCCACCATTCAGCAATTTATCAAAACGACCATTTGCGGGAGGCGTAGGCAATGAGTCATTAAACAACTTCCAAAAGGAATAACCCAAGGCCTGCTGTAAGTATTGGAGCTCATATTTTGTGATAAATATGGCAAGCTTGGCCTGAATGTCCGGAGACTGCAAGCCTGGTAGATTAATTTCCCCTTGGAAGTATGTTTTATCGATCAATGACATTTATTCACTTATTTTGTTTCTTCAGGTACTTTCAGTTCTGCAGCACCTTTTGTTTCTGTTTTACCACCTGGCTCAACTGCCCACTTCTTTTTTAGCAGGTCATCTTTATGCGCCGGGTGTATTTCAAACTCAGCGCCTTCTTTCCTGAAGGGGTGAGCGTCTGTCGCTACCAACTTTACTTTGTCGGTCAGCTTTACGGGTTTTTCTACTTTATCAGCCACGTTGATTGATTTTTATTGGTTAAAAAATATTGGTCAGCTTACGCCTTTACACGTTAGCTATTGCCGATTTGATGTTAGCGATATCATCATAAACAAAGGCCCCAAGGTCATTGTTCTTGATGTAGTTATGCAACCTCATATCACCCATGATGGTTACCATGTGTTTTGTGAAGTTGTCATTTACCCAGCCGAAATTGATCATCATGCCCTGGAGGATCTTAACATTGGTTCGCGTAGTGTCCATTACGAGCACCTTACCTACTGGCACCTGGTTGGATTGTATCACTGGCACGCCGCCCATGCTGTTATCCTTGTCATTAGGGTTAATGATGTAATAGCCGGTAGTGCCTTTTAGCAACTTGGTGTTTGCGAAATCTATCGGGTTCAGACACGCGATGTTGGCTCTGAAGTTCAGAGAGGTAATCTGAGTGCACGCCGCGAGTATTACATCGCTTGTGTTAGGATTGTCTGTCTTAACAGTTGTCAACACATATCCGCCCACGTAAGCGGCCAACCCCTTCAGATTATCACCAGCGCCATTACCCGACAGAAGATAAGCATCAGTCAGGATGTTTATCTGATAGATGATTTCCTTCTCTATCTCACCTGATATATAGTCGATATCATCGAGCATCTGAGTGGAAACGGTTGTTTGAGCCGTGACCATCTTAGCGCGACTTTCGCCTATTTCGATGTCGAAAGACACCATTGGGGCCAGAACATTCTCGCCAACCCACTGCGCTTGGCCCTGTGGATTTATTTTTTCCTGCCAAATGATGTTAGAGCTGCTCGTGCCAGAAACGCTCATTATCTGTATCAGGAACGGCTGATTACGGTGCAGATCATTAAGGCCTGGTATTACCTCCGGTGTCGGGAAGGCTATCGCCGTGGCTGCAGTTGTAGATGCCGTTGTAGCTCCTATAGTCTGCGGACCAGCCGCCTTGATGGCAATCTGAAAGCCAGCGCCTTTCTCCTGCGCTTTAAACTTCAATATTTCGGGCATTGCAGCTTTCAGGCCCGCACGTATTTGCCCCATGATAGAGTCATCAACGCCGCCAGAACCGTTACTCATGCTTTTGATCTGATCAAGCAGAATGGCCTGTTTTTGAACAGTCTCTACCATTTCATTGAATTCTTTTACCTGATCGGCAGTCATGCCAGAGGTAATTCCTTTCAGTTTTTCGGTGAGATCTTCGTTAGTAACCAGCCCTTTTACGTGGTTTGCAATAACCTCGTCTATCGCGCCAAAAGACTTTTCTTCGTCTTCAGTCAGGGTTACACCCTTCTTTTTCATTGTGGCTACAATACCTACCGGCGCCAGGGCTTCTATCGCCTTTGTGGCTGTGTGCGTAAACGCAGACAGGCCAAGCACACCAAGAACTGCCAATCCTAAGATCAGCTCTTTGGTGCCCTTTCTGATTTTGAAAATGATTTTTTTCATCCTTATAGATGTTTTTTAATTGTGATTTAATTGTTTGATAATTCAGCGAGCTTCGCCCAACGTGATACCGGCTTAGCGGCTTGCTTTTCTTTGAGTGCCTGCTTTAGCTTTTCAAGCGGCTCAGACTTAGCAAGTGCTAACTGTTTGGTCATTATTTGGCGTAATTCAAACTGCTTTTGTTGTGGAAGAGACCTGAAAAACCGTTCAGTCTCTTCATGTAGTTCGTCTATCTCACTTACCAGATCTTCACTCTTCAGGCCTGCATAATACGTGGCATCATTCGCCGCCATCGTCACCACGCTACCTTCAAACAGGTTGAGCTCCTTACATATGAAAGCGTCCTGATCTTGGTCATATTCCATCTTATCCCACACGTATTGATAACCGATGCTGAATTTGTCAAGCGTACCGCTTTCCATCTGAGTAAGCGCCCGGTTGGCGGTGTCTATGTCATCCAGGTCACACTCGAAGTAAAGTCCGAAGTCGTCTTCTTTGAGCATTGTTATGCGCCCGAGTGGCTCTTTCATATCGTGCTGCCACAGGAACGCTATTTTATTACCGGCTGATGATTCAGGACCGCGATCGGCGATAGACTTAGCAAATGCACCTTTGATGATGATATCACTATCGCTGTCTTTATTTCCAAATACAGCGAAATAGCCGCTTACTTTGCGACTATCTACAGATGGCTTCTTTACCTGGAAAGAAAGCTCTTTATAATTTACAAGGCCAGAGTCCTGGCGCTTCTGCTGTATTTTGCTATTTTTTAGTACCACGGAGTTTACGTTTTTGACCTTTGAATAATTTCAACACCTTCTTTGGTGGATTCTCGTCACCTTCAACCGGATCAACCTCGCTATCAATGTTTCCGGGAGTCTCTGTGTTGTTTATTGGATTTGGAGGAAACTTACCAGCAAGGCGCTCCTCTTCGTCGATATAATCATCTCCACCCTCAATTGGTTCATGGCCGATGAGTGCACGCAGTTCATTTTGAGTGATGTGTCCATCGTCATATAGCTGCGTTGCCGCGTTTGTATTGGCCAGCAATGCCTGTGCGGCCTTCTGTGCATCGTCCTGCAATGCTGATATCCCATCGAAGGAAACAACCACCTTTGCGCCTATCTCATCAAAACGACAGAGCTGCGTAAGGAAATGACAAAAAGCTTCCGCCTCGGGTATAATCTTGTTTTCGTAGAAATTACGTTCTGCGATGTCCAGGTTAGCAAACTTTGACTCTGTTGTCTTAGGTATCAATGCCATCGGAACACCGGCTATTCCCGCCAGCGCGGATGTAGATGCAAGGGTTTCTTCAAATGGCTGTAGCTCTTGTATGGTCGAGCCCATCTTAATCCAGTTTATCGGCTGGTTGCTTACTGCGAATGGAGACTTACGTCCGTCAAGGCCATAGTCGTTGCTGATATCCTCCGCTACTTCTCTTTTCTCTTTCGGTGTAAGGGCTATTAATCCATTTGCGTCACTTTTCGCACTTACAATAGCCCCACCTGGTCCGCGCTTGACATAGATCACATTCCGCGCCTTGTATACCGCTATCAGGTTCGACATAGGGTATTCGCCAGCCTTAAACGGAGAAACACCCTTACCAGTTACTATGTCGCTGGCATCGCCCATTTTGATGAAAACATCATGTGTAACATACTCCGGCTTTATCTGGCTCATGCTGTCACCGCCGTTGTACTGAAAGAAATCAACAATATCCTTTGCTGCAAGCGTTGTCAAGTATGATGGCCGTGGGGATAATAACCGGAGCTGCACGTAATGCGATGGCAGCAGCCAGATAGATTTTATATTTGAATGCTTAACCGTCAGTGTAGACGGGACATTTGCATATCCATACACGTTGCCGGTGCAATACTTGTAGATGATGTAATGGTAAATGAAGTTCTTGAATGTATACTGCCAGTTTGGTTTAACCTTTATAGAGTTCCAAAGCGCGTTATCTTCAATTGGATCGGCCGATTCATCGGTTTTAACCAATGTGTATTGTCCGTTCTTTACCCTGGTAGCTATGGCATCGATGACTGAAAAGAATTCCGGTATAGTGCTGAACATGGTGATCATGTTAGCTTCTGAATAGCCGCCGTTTAAGCATGATATAAAATCGCTTAGCCCGGGATCACTGAGGGTGTAGATATAATTCCCCCCTTTATCCTTTTGGAAGCGCACATTGTTAAACCATGAAGCAGGATTGTACCACATTGTAAAACAAAAATCCACACTATCAACGCCGTATGCAAAAAGTTATATTCACCCCCTACCAGAGGTGAGCGAATTGAGCCCTGAAATACTTGGCCATACCTGCAGCTGCATCGGGAGCGTCATCATGTACATTCTTGCTTGCACCGTCCTGTATTTCCCTGTATTCTGTCAGGTTCAGGATAAATGCACGATAATCCTTGCTGCAAAACTGCCAGTCTGAACGGAACACGAACCGCTTTGTTATAAATGCCTTTTGGGCCAATATGCGGGTGTGCTTGTTGGTAGTATTCTTGATAAGGCGCATATCACAATCTTCCCATACCTCAGCCAGCTGATCACGCAGCTCGCCACCAAACTGGTACCAGTTGAAGTTGGCCTCTACTTCTGCAGCCTCACATTTATGCCTGACTATCATATCGACGATACGCGGACCAACCAGCTCTGTACCGTCCTTGCTGTAGATGATCTCGGGTAGATATATCTTGTCGCCGATGAGCCTGCCAATAGGTGATGCTAATGAGTCGCCGCCTTTGTTTGCCGGGTCAGTGTAGCTGAACGAGTATTCCGACTGCGCCTCAACGTCTATGAGCTTAGGATCATAGAACTGAAGGTCCTGCATCGGGAACATCAGGCCTTCGCGCGGCTTCGGATTCTGCTGGAACTGTCGCTGGAAGACAATGCGAACCTCCACATCTTCGCTGTTTTCCATTTTAACCAGATCAGCTACAGTATGCTTTGTCGGGTCCAGGCATTGCAGCTCACCCGCTTCATCAACCCACAGAGCCGGTATGTTGATCACGGTCCAGTCGTCAGGCTCCACGCTGAGTACATAGCCAACAAGATCCAGCTCGTGCAACCGCTGCATGATAATGATGATTGGCGTCTTTTTGCTGTTAAGACGGCTTTTAATGGTGCTATAGTAACGATTGTTGACGCGGAGACGCTTTACATCGCTGTCTGCGTCATCAGGCTTAACCGGGTCATCTATCACGATGGCGCCAGCGAACCCTTCTTTCTGCTCCAGCTCTGATATAAATTCGTCGACGGACTTACTCTCGGTATCTTCAGTATCGTCTGCTGTCTGGCCAGCACCAAAGCCTGTTACCTGACCGGCAGCACCGGCAGCATACACACCGCCGCCAGCTTCGGTATACCACTTCGCCTTACTATCTGTGCTGTTTTTTATGCGCACTTCCGGGAATAGCTCTCTGTACGATTCACTTTTAACCAGGTCGCGAACCTTTTCAGAGTTTTCCAGTGCCAGGCTTGCGCTGGCCGACAGGTGCATGAATTTTGACGATGGATTGAGCGAAAGGCCATGAGCCATGAAATTGACTACACCAAGCTCTGTCTTGCCGTAACGGGGTGGGATAGTGATGATCAACCGGGTAATCTCACCCTTGAATACTTTCTCCAGCGCCTCGGCCATCATCTGGTGATGCTTACGGACGATATAGCGCCGACGGTATATTTTCTTGTATAAATAGCGGGTAGAGAACAGAAGCGACTCCTTGCACTTGTGCCGGGCCACTTTCCGCTCCTTTAACTCTTCAATCGATGGCTCTGCACTAACAATCATTTTCGAGTTTCTTATTGTACGCCTCCAGTTCCTCCTTCGACATCTCCAGGTTGTAGTTGACGTTCGTGTTGGTGTTTTTATTCTCAACAGTATGTCTGTCACGCCAACGTTCCGGATCTCTGTTCTTAAGCCAGAATATCTGCGCTGTGGTATCAGCCGGTTGGTGCTTAATAGTGATTTTCTTCCTGTACTGGTCCTCCATGATTATCGCATCCGGAGTGACAGTCAGATTCTCCTTTCCGTCCAGCTTCTCAAATGTCACCTCCTTATATTCATATCCCAAAGCCCTGTTATATAACTTTTCTGCGACGTTTGCATCAGGCATGGACTTGCCCTTTTTAATGGACTCCGAAAACTTTGGATATTTCAGCTTCCACTCATTGAGCGTTGATTCAGATATATTGAAGAAATCTGCTAATTCTACGTCTACCATACCCAGTAAACAAAGTTTATATACCTGCTTATTCATTGATACCAAATACTTGGTTGGCCTGCCGCCCAGATTCACATCTTCCATGGTGCTATAGCTTTACGTAGGTTACGACAGACGGCTGTATCTTGTACTGTCCTGATGTTTTTGTCATGCCGCTACAGAGCGGGCATATTGACGCTCCTGCATCTACCTTACCAGTAGCACCGCATTGTACGCAGTCGGCAGCGCTGGCAATACCTGCTATGATTGCCGTTTTCATTGCAGCAAGACCGTCTGTGATGGTTGATTGCCCTGCATACGTTTGCAACGCATCGTTTATCTGCGCTACATTGATATTTTGACTATATGGACTGTTTGGCATGTAACAAAGCTATGGCAGCGCGTTACCGGGTTGAAAAAGTTATATTCACCCCCTCGGGTTTTCGGCCACAGGACACCCCTTGTATCCCCTCGTAAACAAGTAATACCAGGCTATCCAGTTAACTGGCTATAGCTGGCATCTTACCGGCGATGTTGATTGAAAATACTATTGAAATCCGCTGTGGGAAGCGGGCAACAGCATGCTTAGGGCGTTTTTAACTGCTCTACCTGCCTGTTGGTTGTTCGCTTTCGCGGTACCGTAAAGTTAGACCGGAGTGTTATTTTGCTTCTGGGGTTATATTCACCCCGTTAAAACATTTTCAGCTGTGGCGTTTTCTTTCGCTGCTCAATTATCTCATCGGCAACCTCCTTGATCACAGCCAATGAAGTATAAAACCATTCATTAGTGTAGATAAGCTTTTCATATTTCGCATCGTAACCGATGAGGCCTTCAATGAAGTTCTCCAGTTCGCTGCTGGGGCATTCAGATAGGCCGATATTCCTTTTAAGTTGTCTTTTAATAGCAAAATACATCTCGGACTTATAAAGCATTATGTTTTCGTGTGAAGTTTTTTCGGGCTTGTCGGCGAGGAGATCATACTCACGAGCGTATTTCTTTGATGCTTTTTCTATTGGTGTAACAACTGACAGCTCCTGCAGCTTAAACACCTCAATAGCCTTGGATATATTCCCGACTTGATCATTTACTGCTTCTTCAAATCCATCATCACCTGACCGTATGGTATAGTTTATATCCTCGGCCAGCGCTTTAATCTGGTCCAGGAACGCGGTTACTTTCTCTGCAGGTACTTTCATGACATTAAACGTTTATTACATTCCTCTGCTGTTTTCCATCCCGAATCTATAGCACGTATTAACTTTGCTGCAAACGCATCTGCAAGGGTGTTGTAATACTCAAACCGCTGCTTATGCTCCTCGCTGGTCGGATTGATGTCGCTGTAGAATTTCCCTTTTGCATCACCTTTATCAGACACGTGAATATTTCCAACACTTCCGCACATTATCTGCAGTTCAGAAACTGTAAAAGCGTCGGCGATATGTTCCTCCAGCGTTTCTTGTGGAGAATCACGGTATAGTACACCCGTGTAATACGTTTCGCCTGTGGGATCCGGCATAATCGTACAATAGGAAAACTGAGAATTAAATTGCTCTATTCCCAACTCCATTAATCGTTTCGCCTGCTCCAGTGAGCATACCTGATTTTCTAATTTCATATTTTGTTTTTATAGTTTTTAACCCAATAAACGTGTTCTTTCGCCCAGTGTATGCGCACATGCATGGAATTGCGCCAGCGTGGACAGCCTTGATATTTCCTCATATAATTTTATGTTTTTCAAGTTCAACTAATATAGATTGCCAAGTGTCTTTACTGTCATATTCGCAAAGGATCTCGCCGGTGGGTGTGTAGTATTCGATGGCATAATAGCTCTTGGATGGAACTAACCACGACTGACATCTTACATCTTCCTGCGGAAGAGATAAATGTATGATGCCATTGATCTTTATCCTTATTCTATTGAAAGAATTATCTACCGTTATTTTAGCCAACATTGATTATTGCTTTTAAGTCACTTTCAAAATATTACTGCAGTCTACTCCGAGCACTGCGCCGTTCCGGGCCCAGGTTGATAAAACGTCTTTAGTATCTGCTGCCATAGGTTTGATCTTGAGTTTTGATTAGCTGGGTGTGGTCGGCATCAATTAGCAAATCTGCCCCGCCGAGTGTTCTAAATTTATAATAGCTTCCCTCGCGGCATTCATACTTGACCTCAGCCCTGTAATAGGAATAATGACGATCGGAATAAAATATTTCAGGAAGATGTGAGTTATCCATGTTTTTATATATTTATAGGGGGGGGGATTTTAAGAAAGGTCATCCAAATTGTACGTCCATGCTTACCGGTAACGTGCCCGGCTAATGGTTTATGGTCGATAACAGCCAGTACCTGGTTAAGTGTGATCTGAGCTTCATTCCATTTGAAAACAACCATTCCGTATGGTTTGACTACACGCATGCATTCGTTAAGGCCTTCTCGGATATCGTCCTCCCATGATGGCAGCAGCCTGCCGTATTTTTGAGCCATCCATGTATTTTTCCCGAGCTTATTCATGTGCGGTGGATCAAAGAATACAGCATAGAAACTGTTGTCCGGGAAAGTCATTTTAGTAAAATCCATAATGATATCTGGATTTACGACAAGGTGCCTGCCATCACACAGATCGTGCTCCTCTCTGCGGATATCGGCAAACAGAACGTCAGGGTTATTCTTGTCGAACCAAAACATCCTGCTGCCGCAACATGCATCCAATATTAATTTATCAGTATTCATCAAACAATGCTTTTAAGTCACTTTTTATTGTTTCACACTACGCAGCTGTTATCTCAAACTCAATCCTTGGATTATTCTGATCCTTGAATTTTCGGGCGACGATCTTCACGCATTTGTTATCGTTAGGTATTGCCTTTATCCTTTGCAGGCAGTCGAGGACACATTTTAGGCTGTTATCAAGATCGCTACGTTCAGAAGGATAGTATACATCGATGTGCAATTCAAAATACCCTTTAATCATCTTGTCCCGATAGTAGCCACATTGTATGTAAAAGTTGTCTTCATACGCTTTCATTGCAGGGGTTTTCGCCAATGAAGCATGTTTTCCAAGGGTAATTATTTTATAGCAATTGCTCTTCGACGGGCATACCCCGATTATTGTTTGTTTCATTATGAAAAAGTTAGTTCGTCAATTATTTTAAAAGGGTGTATCGCCAGCGGCAGCATCTTTGGATTCCTGGCTAGTAAGTGGGCGCCAGCCGCCCTGGCTCGGTGTTTTTTCGTTGAACAGCGGGCCGCCTTTGTCAGGATCGCGCCACTTCTGCGTGTCCTTATTGAATTCAAGAGCAATAAATCCAGTACCGATGTTGCGGCCCTTAGCTATTGTGATTACCTTTTTACCAAGGAAGAACGGATGTGCCTGGGTAAATGCAGGTGTGGGTTCCGAGATGAAAAGCACATTGTCTGCATCCTGCTCAATGGCTCCTGACTCTCGCAGATCTGATAGTCTCGGCTCCCTTTTAGCCTCACCAGTACCACCTTCCATGCTGCGGTTAAGCTGAGAAAGTGCTATTGTCGCAACATCGCAGTCTTTTGACATTGTCTTAATGCCGCGACTGATTCTGCTTACTTCCTGCTCACGGGATCCTTCTTTTCCTGTCCCTGACATCAGCTGTAGATAATCTATTATAACCAGCTGAGTATTGTGTTTTTGCTTCAGGTTCCGGACTTTGGCTCGTAACTCCTGCTCCGTCAGGCCTGCAGAGTCATCAATTACGATCTGAAGCTTTGAAATAGTATTTGATGCCTGGGTTACGCGGTCCCACTCTGACGGTGTCAGCATTTTTGGCCGGTTTATTGCATTCATTTCCACTCCGCTGATGGCAGCAATCATTCTCTGTATGATTTGGCCTATTCCCATCTCCAGGCTGAATAATGCAACAGCATGCCCGGCAAACGCCGCATTGAGCACCAAGGCGATAGCAAAAGCGGTTTTACCGACCGATGGCCGCGCAGCGAGTATAGTAAGGTCTGTTTTCTGCCAGCCGTTAGTGATCTCATCCAATTCTTTGAACCCGGTAGTTATACCGGTAAAGTCTGAAGCTGCCAGTTTCTGCTCCTCCATTCTGTTCATCACAGAGTAAATCCCACCCAATATGCTCATTGGTGCCTTCTGGATATTATTTGAAACGAGCCTGTACAAATCATCACTGGTCTTATCCAGCAGCTCAAAAACTTCCGTAGTCGGCTCGTAGGCTAAGGCTGTACTTGTACCACAAATTCGGATAACCTCCCTCTGTAAGTATTTTTCCATCAACACCCTGCAGTGATACTCCACATTCGCGTCAGTAACATTTTTAGATACGCAGCTCATCAGGTACGCTCCGCCACCAACTAACTCAAGCTCATTCGTTTTCCTTAACTCCTCCGTGACCAGGATAAAGTCTATAGGCATGTTCTTATTGAAAAGGCGAAGTAGTGCAGCGAAGATCTTCTGATGTGCATCAATGTAAAAGCACTCTTCAGATTTTATTATTCCGAGCACCTGCTCAAATATTGCTCTGCCATTGACATCCATGCAGCAACCCAACACAGCTATCTCAAATTCTTTTGCCTGCGGCGGCACTTTACCATATATCAAAGTGGCGACATCCGGCTTTTGTTTTCTGTTGTCTCTCTTTTCGTACATAGGGATTATTTATATCGTTCAGCAAGTTTTCGTTCTGTTTCAGTCATTCCGGGAATCGCAGCTTCTGGCGTTGGGTTTACGGGTTGGTATTCGTCCGGGTTCATTGTCGTATAACCAGGTATGTGTCCGATCCAGTTCCTGAAGTGTGTACGGTATTCGCGCTCCTGCTTTAGTTCCTCACCTGTGAATAACAACCAACGGTGAAAGGCATTTAACCAGGCAGGCAGTTTATCCGGCACTATGCCGATGCGGAAGAAGTTCTCTATGAAGAGTTGGTCTTTAAGGACCTTGTCTTTCAGCAGGTCCAGTGAATGAAAACCTTTAATGATTTGACTTCCCAAAAAATCATCTCCCCTATTGTTATTGTTTCCTTTACTTTCCTTTACTTTTATTTGTGTACTTTTTACATCAATAACAGTGGTTTCGGGAACATTAACGTTAGTTTCGTTTGCAATAACCCATATTCCGGGTATAATAACTGGGGTTCTTTTTGCGTATAGATAGATTTCCTGTATTCCTGATGAAGTGATAATATTGGACGCATCGAACACCTTTTTTTCAAAAAGACCGATACGCATGCACCCAAGCAACACCTCCATCGCAAGCTCTTCATTGATACCTGCTCTTAGAGAATCAGATAAATCGAAACAAAAATTTTCATCAAATTTTACCCAGTAACCATTTTGCTTGTAGCATAACGATTTGATGTATTCGTATATGATAAAACCCTTCGATCCAAATTCATTTATTAGTCTTTTTATATTCCTGTCATTGAACATATCCGAATCCTGCGGATAATATTCTAAGCCTTTCTTAATTGGTCTTGCCATAATATCACAGCTGTTAATATTTTATTAAGGCAGATTTATTGGCACATAATGTGCGTGTACCAACGTATCTGTTATTGATTCAATTACTTCCCCGGTTCGCACCCGGGGATTTGTTTACCTGCCTTTTATTGGCCCCGCAGTCAGGAGCAGGTAATACTCTTCACCGTCTATTTTCTGAGGTGTCGTAACTACTCTGAATCCGATACTCTCATCTTCATGATCGAGTGCATCCAGTATTGTCCTGGCCATTGCTGTGCTTTGGAAAATGAGACAACCGGCATCTTTGGGCTTGCGCAGGGTAAAACCTTCGTTGTCTCCCAAAAGAAGGTGCCAGTCCGTTTCATCGTCCTGTACAATACTCAGCTTGTCGCCGTCTTTTATATTTAGGGCCGTAGCAAGCGCTTTGCTTACTGTGTTTTTACCACACCGGGCGAATCTGATTGTACAATCACCCTGTCGCGTCGCTTCCATATTTGAAGCGTTGAATTTTGTAAATCCCATTTATTTGATTTTAAATTGTTACCTGAAAAGTTCGCTTTGTCTTACCTGTTCCTTTTGCGTGTTGCCAGCCAAGATATTATCAACCTCCGTTTCGGCCTCTTTAGCCCTGATAAGCAAAGCGGCCTTTTCCGGAGACATTGGCCGTGCTTTGAAATACGATATCTGCATCCTTCGCAGATGTTTAACGGCCGGCTCCAGGGCATCGAGTTTTACGACTGCAGCTTTCATTGTGTCGTAATATTCCTGCATCCTGTTTGCTACTGCGTCTGGCACCTCATGCCATGCACCATCGATATTTACCATCATAGTGTTACTGCTTTGAAAGTTCAATTGCATGATCACGGGCCTGCTGCAGCTCAAGGAATGATTCCGCTGTGCCGCCGCCGTTTGGGTGAGCTGTTTTTGACAGTTCGCGGTATCGGCCATTTATCAGGTCTTTATTTTGGGTTTGCTCTATGCCCAGTACATCCCAGCAGCTTTTTGATCCCGAAGCCTCCGGCAGTGCTTTAAAACCGGCGAATGCCTGGCGGAGCAGGTGTAATCCTCCATGTCTTAATTCTGTGCGCCTTGACTCTACAACGAGGTGTATGGCCTGCAGGTTCTCTTCTACTTTTTTGTACCGGTCGACAGCGATACAGAGCTGCTTATCTTCCCACAGGAACCATACAGCAACACCGGCATCTTTCGGGTTGCTATTGCCGAGGGAAACGTTACTGCTGATCACGATCTCTTTAACTGGTAGCGCGCTGTCTGCTCCGAAGAGCTTCAGAGATGAATTCACGTTCTTCAGCGCTGCGGAGAGCGAAGTTTTGAACCTGGAGGATTGTGGAGTGGTTGATCGCAGCCATCCTTTGGGCCATTTTAATGGATATGCATCTATCATAAATTACATTTTTCTTTGTGGAGTTTTTCAATAAACCGGTTGCAGCTCCTGCGAAGACGGTACTTCTTTTTGATTTCGAAGTTCACATGCACCTCATACCATTTTGCGCCTATGCGCCGTATGAGGGTTGTGATGCCGGCTTCGTCCAGTTCGAACTGAAGCCGGCGATATTTACCCCCCCCCATTTATGATTTATCATTTTTGAGAGCAGCTATACGTTGGTTAACCCTTGTGACCCGCTTGTCGGTCTTTTCTTTTTGCTCATCTTCGATCGCTTTTACCTCGGCAGGGAAATAATGATCGACAACCTTTTTGCCGCAGTAATTTGCGCTGCTCGCATCATGCGAACTGGTCGGAGGGTAAAGCTTTGAGCTTAGCAACAATCTGGCAAGCTGATTAAATTGCCCTTCATTAATTTTCTCAATGGCCATGGCTGTTGAAGTACCGCGATAGTGCCTTTCTTCTTGCTTCAACACCTGTTCCGTGAAATAATCACGCTCTGAATATCCCAGGCTGTCATATATAGCCATAGATAGAGCGACACGTTCGCTATCTGACAATGGTCCATCATGCCTTAATGCTTTCCATCCGTCAGCTGTGGCAAGGGAGCGGACCTTCGCCCAAACCTTCTCGGCATCCAATTCCTTCGCGCGCTTTTCTCTTAATTCGATAGCGACTATCTGTGATGCAGCATCGACAGATCCGTCAGTCGCAACTTTATTGCCACCCTTGGTCTTGAGCATTACATTGATAATCTTGCCGGCTTTATTACCTACGACTACGAAGGCCTTTTTAACTGTGCCATCTTTGAAAGCTGCTGTAAGCTGCTCCCATTCCTTTACCTCATCATCAAAAACCTCTTTCTGGTTAGCCAGGAATTCTTCTTTCGTTTCTTCCTCCTCATCCCAATCTTCTAAGCTGTCTTTTTCAAAGGCAGCCCATGTAGGTTTTTTCCCTGGCGCAGTTACTTCGCGCCATTCATATTCGGTGAATACGTGAACACCCATTTTCTTAACTGCGTCTACCCGGGCGCTTGCTTCTTTTCCGTAGAAGTAACCGGCGACAAAAAGGATAGTTGGATCCGTCATTACCTCTTCTATGGATTTGGTATATGCCCTGCTGCATTTAATATTGAAGCAAACAGCATTTGTACAGGTGCGTCCCTTTTCTTCCGTGAATAACAATAGATTATTCTGTGAGTTGTATTGACACTTGTCGCATGCTCCCATTTCAGGATAAAGCGTCGCATCTGTAGTTTTAAACGGCGCTTTGCTTAAATCGTTAGCCTGTGTCCTGACCAGATTAGAAATATTGTACAGCTGGAAGTTCTTTGATTTGCGCCAATCCTTTTTACCAACAACCTCTTTAAATATTGCATCCTGACCGTCGGTGGATATCTTCGCCAGCAGGAAAGCATCCGCCATGGGAATAATTCCTGTGAAAAACATCTCTTGAAAGTCAGGAAGCAGGTTGTTGAGCAAAAGTCGGTTAGCGATGAATTTTGTAGACTTACCGGCACGAAGAGCAATCTCGTTTACATCATACTTTTCACGCATGCGGTTAAACGATGCAGCCTCTTCCATAGGATGTGGATCATGGCGCTGAAGGTTCTCTGTGATCTGCAGCTCAAGTGCCTCGTCATCGGTGAGGGTTCGCACCATGGCAGGGATGGTGTTTACATTTACCTGCTCCGCCTGGGCGAGCTTGGATGCCCTGAAGCGACGTTCACCAAATACTATCATATACTGATCACCATCAACAGGCCTGACGAGTACCGGCTCTATAACACCTACTTGTATTATCGACTGCGCCAACTCGTGAAGATCCTGTTC